GACGGATCCAAGACAACGCCTGAAGACATCAATGGGATGTAAGGGCAATAGAATGCCGCTGCATCAGTTTCGCTAGAACCCTTATAACCAACCAATACTGGTGTAGTGTCAGGAGCGTATGAGTCAACGAACACGCGCATTGCGCCGTTCAATGTACCAACAAACTTAGTGTTTGTAGGAGCTTCGAAAGTACCTTCTGTTGTACGTGCGAATGCAGAAGTAGTTGCAGATTGCAATACTGTCAATGCAGCACTAGATACAACAGCCCAGTTACCAGCGCCACGACGAGTGCGTTGAGCGATCAAGTTAGCAACACGGTTGATTAGAACAGCTAGAGCAGCGTGTTCGTCACCAACGTAAGTAGCTGTACCAGATACAGTAGCTTGGTTGTATGTGTACTCTGTAGTAGCCAATGTACGTAGAGACAACAAGATTTCTTGGTCGATTTCAGCAGTAATTTCTTGTGCTAAAGCGGCCATGATTTCTGCTTCAACGTCAATACCATGTTGGCTTTGAGCGTCTTGAGCAGCTTCGAATGTCCAACGTGCTTGCAACTTACGTGACTTAGCTTCAACAGCCTGACGTAGAATCTGAACGCTGATCTGCTTACCACCGTTGCCTTCTAGGGCAGCAGTGTTGTTAGCAGTATAGTAATCAGAAGATGTAGCATCCTTTGGTGAACGTGAATACGCTTGAGCGATCTTGAATGGGCTCAATGCTTCTTCACCAGCTGTTACGCTAGTTTGTGCAGCACTGTTATCAGTCAATGATTGAGCGTAACGTACACGTAGAGTGTGGATTTGACCAACTGGACCAGTCATTGGCTGAACGCCTACCAACTCGTTAGCGATAACTGTTGGCATTACACGACGGATAACAGGAAGAATCACACGGTTTAATGTAGCGATGTTACCTGCAGTTGTAGTACCGGCTGTAGATTCAGCAAGTAACTGTTTTTTGGTGTTTTCTAAGATCACACCCATTGTTGAGCGGCGAGTGCCCTTTAAGCCTTCTAACAGGGCCTCTTTGGTTTCGCCCCAACGGCTTTCTAATAGAACTTTTGACATTTTAATATTCTCCTATAGATGTCGTTAATTTTATAGCCCTGCCAGACGTTTGATATCAATAACGTTATCACGTTGACTCATATCAATTTCTTGTTTGACAGTTTGTTTATCCCCAGTAATTACTTGAATGCTTTCGCTCAAAGTAGCCTTTTCAGTCTTCTTTGCTGCGCCAGTGTTCAATACTGCCGGTAGATACTTATCGAAAGCGGCTTGTAGACGGGTAGTCTGCACACTTTCTAGTAAGTTACGCATTGTGCTTGCTTTTTCCTCGTTAAGAGTACCTAGCAAATCAGCCATAGTCTTCTCACGAAGGTTAGACTCTTTGATAATGCGAACTTCACGTTCTTTTGACTCCACTAATTTCTTAGCGTTGTTGACTTGTTGAATAGATTCTTCTAGTTGTTGATCTTTCAATTGAAGTTGATTCAATAGCTTGCGTGTTTCAGCTTTGTCATTTAAGTGAGTAACTGAGAATTCGCTAGCAAAAGATTCGAAAATACGACGACCAAAATTGTTCTCACGAGCAACCTTGATATCTTCTTTCAATTGAGACATTTCACCCTTTAGATGTTTAGTAACAGCGGCGTTCATACGAGCAGCAGATTCAGTAACGAAACGTGACTTCAATGCTTCTAATTGTGAACGACCTTCAGCAACTAACTTAACCTTTGCTTCAACTACAGCTTGTTTGTCCTGTGCAAATTCCTTGATTTCGCGGGCTAAAGCGTGAACAATGAATTGCTCTAGCTTTTGCTGGCTCTCTTTGGCGATTTGGCGATCAGAACGAAGTTCTTTAATTTCTTCGGCTAGTTTAGTAACCATGAAGTTGTTGAACTTTGTTGCGCTTTCACGTAACTTAACCTGTGCTTGAATACGGTCTTCATTCATTGCTTGCTTCTCAGCGCGGAATTCTTCAATTTCGCTTGATAGGCTTTCTGTAACCATCTTATCTAGGGCTTCAACCATCACGACTCTATCGTGTTCGTAACGTTGTGCGAATTCTTCACGAAGTTCGGCACGTACTTGTTCTCGGGCTTCTAACAACTTTGATTCCCACGCCTCGTTAAGAGCCTGTGAAGTTTCTTGGTTGATTAATCCACTTTCAAGTAATGGTTTGATAGCATCTAACATGCTTAATCCCCTTTATTAATTTTGAGATCCTTGATGAGGCGCATTACTTCCTCTTGAAGATATCTCTGTACTTTTCTGTCACTCTGAGCTTCTTTAGCAATATCCAACATCTTATGACCATGACGCATATTCATCATGCCTTCATAAATTGCTTTTGGATAAGCATTTGGAGCGCTCGGTTGAGCAACAATATCCACAGTAACTATTTCAAAGTCACTGACACGGCCGTCCATATCGTTCACGTTACCGCTACCACGACTAGATACGCCAAGTTTGACACCAGACTCTAACATTGTAGTCACTAACTGACCCATTGGAGTTGGTAAAATCTTTAATTTGCCGAAGCCATTAGCACCGTCCATCCACATAGATGTAATCATATGTGAAACACGGTCTAAGTTAATTTTAAGATCATCAGGATGATCTACTTCGCCTAAGACTGAGTAGCCACCTGTAATTTGTTCGTTGAGAGTATTAACAGCAGATTCGATTTCAGAAACAGGGTAAACACGCTCATTAGCGTTTTTTACCCCACCCTGAATGAAAATCCCCTTCATATAAAGGGATTTTCCTTTGCCTTCACCTTCACTCTCGACCACCATACCGGCTCTGTCGAAAGTTAGATGCTCTTTGAGATACAAAGCCATTTTCTCTCAGATTCCGATTAGATACGCTTCTTAGCAGTACGTGACTCTGCTACTGGGCTCTTTGCGTTTACGCCACTTGCTTGAGACTTGACTGGAGCAGGAGCTTTTTCGCCCTTCTCAGAGAAGTTGTTTTGAGCAGGAGCATTCTTGAAAGAACCAGCGCCTTTAACTTGTGTCTCACCCTTAGTACCGTAGTTTGTAGGATTCTTTGGGCTTGTTGGGACTGACTCAGATGAACCAGCGAATTTAACTGGCTTGCTGTCCATGCCAGCTTGACCTGAACCTTGTAGTCCTGGGCTCTTTGTTTGAGCACCGTTGTCACCCATTTGACCAAACTTGTTATAAGTTTCGCCACCGATTTTCTTTAGTTGAACGGCTTCCATCATAGCTTCTTCTTCGCCACCGAAGTCTTCTTCGCCACCTTCTTCGTCGCCGAAGTCTTCTTCACCGCCCATGTCTTCTTCGCCTTCATCACCAGCGTCACCGCCCATGATTTCTTCGAACTCAGCCATCAATTGATCTAGCTTGTCTTCGATTTCAACGACACGACCTTCTAGGTCTTCTTCGCCACCATCGATGTCACCTTCGCCTTCGATATCAACGATTTCTTCTTCGCCGTCATCAGCGCCGTCAGCAGCAATGTCGAACTCGTCTTCTTCGTTCATTTCTTCAGCATTGATTTCGTCTAATAGATCACCTACTTGACCGCCCATGCCTTCTTCAACGCTGTCGTCATACATCATTGATTCATAAATTTCGCGGGATTTCTCGACCACGATATCATGGAACAACGCTTTCGCTTGTTCTTCGTTTTCGTTGATGATTAACTCGATCAACGCTTCAAATTTTTTGTTATCCATTGTTTATCTCCTAAGTAGAATGGCTTTGTAGAATTATTTAGTGGCTATCATAAAAAAGAGCACAATAAGTGCTCATTTTTTGCGTTTTTGCCTAGAATATGCAAATTACAACCCACCAGCTGCTGCTTCTGGGTTTGCTTGCGGTCCATATTGCTCATGAACCTTCTTTAAATACTTTTGCTTTTCGTAATTTCTAACGTCTAACATCTTACGTAGTTTACGAATTTGTCTTAACGTCAATTTAGTTTTGCGGCTTTCTTTCCATTTAGGTTTAGAATTATCAGATGCAACATCTTGTAATCCTGG